CCGTACACCCAAATGAAGCCGACCATTTGGATATTGCCGGCGGTGGTCCTGACAATTGACCCAGCGCCAGCCGCGCCAATTTTCAAATCCGCTGGACCTGGTGACGATTTGGTGTGGTCAACAACCAAAAGATAATTGGGTGCCGACACGGTTCCAGGAAACGATAGCGTCAGGCTGGTGGTGCCTGTTTCGCTGTGATCGTCGCCAATCAATAACGTGTCACCCGCCGCGATTGGCCGCGCCAGCGCCGCCGAAACCGTCAGGTAAGCATTCGCCCAGCTTGAACCGTCGCCGGCACCGCCCGCACCGCTCGCGCTGCTGACGAAATAGCTGGCCACTTAAGCCCGCCTCTTAAATTCCGCCCGCTTTTCCAGCATGCGCGCCTTGACGATTTCCGGCTGCTGTTCGTGCCCGTCGGCGTAGGTTTCCAGGACGGCGTCGGACATAACTTTCTCAATGGCGCGGTTGAAGTTGGTTTTGACGCCAGGGCCGGCCATTGAGGCAATTCCGACCACGCCGACCACGCGCGGATAAATGCGCTCGGCCTTCGGCTTCAGCTGATCCGGCAAGCCTGACGGCCAACCATTGTCGATCAGCCAGCGGTGCGAATAGGCCCGCGCTCGAAACGGAATGCCGTTGGTTTGCGTGCGCGCAAGATGCAACGCCACCAGCGCGTCGCGGTCGGTTTTCGGCTGCGGCCAGTTCGGTGCGACGTGCGCCCACAACTTGCGCAGTTGCGGCACGTCGCAATCGATCAGGCAGCGCCGCAGCTCGGCCGTGTGTTGCATGCTAGTCGAGCGAGAGCGTCGAAGTCGTCAGGAGTTGCGGCTGTACGCCGTTGCCGAGCGTAATGTTCGGCGTCACGTCGCCGCGCCATAGCAGGGCCTGCGCGCCGGTCGGCGGTGCCGCGTTCGATTTTGCCGTGGCAAAATGCGTTGCCGTGCCGGTGCCGCCTGTCCCCTGCGGGAAGGTGATATTCGCGACCGGGTTAACGACGCCAGAGGCCTCCGCCCAGCCGCCTACCGTGCGCAGCACATTGACGCGCGTATAGGACGTATAAGCGACTTCGTTGGTGGTGGCGTCGCCGGCTTCGCCAGGATCCGCCGTGTGCAGCGACACGCCGATATTGGTCTGCGGCGTGGTGGCGGCATTGTCGGCATAGTTGGCCCAGGCCACCGCTTGAAAGATCAGTTTCAGAATTGCGTCTTCGGTCGCATTGGCGATTGAATTCGTGAGTGTCATTTGGCTTTGCTCCTATGCCATGCCTAGCAGCACGCGGTGCTGCCGCAGCAATTGTTCAACTCCCCACGGCAGTTGGTAAACCACCGTGCCGACCACCAGGCTTTCGCGTTGCTCGTAGAACGTCCCGACCGTCAGCAACACAGCGGACTTGATATCGCCTGGCACGGCCGCACCTGGCGGTGAATTGTTGTCGAGATATCCGGCGCGGAAACGAATGCGCACCGAGTTAATTGCCGAGATCGGCGTCGGCCAGCTCAACGCCGCATTGGCCGGCACCACCCAGCCAGGCTCGGAAATCGTATCGACGTAATATTGATCGGCGACAATGCTGACCGGCGTGCCGGTGGTGTCGTCGTAACTGATATCGACCACCTCGATCAGCGGCGGCCGCGGAATTTTAATTTCGAGATCGATGCCGGTCGGAAAGCGGTCGAGGACCAATTCCCAGGTCTGATCGCACAGCGCGCGGCCGAGAAACGCTTCAGTGGCTTTGGTGGCACCCTCGATATAAGCCGCGATCACGCTGTCGTCGTCATTGTCGACGACGCGCAAATGGGCCTTGGCCTCGTCGAGCGTGACCGGCGTCGTGGTGGCGGGCGTGATCAGCTTAGTGCCCATAGGTCACCACTTGCGCCCGTCAGGGCCGAGCTGCGTGAGATCGCGACCGTCGCGGCCGTCCTTGCCGGCCGATCCAGGAGGCCCGGCCTTTCCTTCGCGTCCGTCGCGACCGCGTTTGTTGGTCAGCTGCCATTGGCTGTTCGGCGTGCCGGGCCGGCTGTCGGTGTCGGCCAGCGCCGCCCAGGTCGATCCTTCGTGCGTGGCGGTGTCGCCCGCCTGGTATTTGCCCTCGCGCCAGATCCCGCGGAACAACGGCCAGGGCGGCGAAATCGAAAACTCCTGGACCTTATCGCCGCGCGCAAATTTGAATGTGATCGTGCGCTCGCCGTCAAATCCGACCGACAAATCCTCGAAGCCGAGGCCGTCCGCGCCGTCCTTCGGTGGTGGAAGTTTCGCAACTTCCGCTTTTATTGTTTCGTAAATCTTTGCCGGATCCGCGTCCGCACCGACAACATGGCCAGCCTTAAAAGTGCTGCCGTCAGAATAGCTAAGGTAAAGATCGCCTGCACGATCCACATAAACGTTAGCAAGGTGAGGCTGAGCAGCAAGAGCGCCGGCAATCTTAGCGTCGACCATATCGGCGGTAACAATCTCAGCGTCTGGATCGCCAGCATTGTTGTGGTCCTGGCCGAACGCTTCCGCAATCATGCGGCGCACTTCCTCGGCCTGTTCGTTCGTTAAGTTGTTCGGCGGCGACGTAAGTGCGCGTTCGATTTTCTCAATGCGCTCGGTGATCGGCAGCGCCCAGGCCTTGAAGCGATCCGCAACAAAGCGGCCGACCGTCTGCAGGAATAGTTTTTCAGAGGCTTGCATGATCGTCCGCCCCGCGTGTCATTTCAGCGAGTAACGCCGCTTCGTCGAGCCGCAAGTCGGGCAGCAACTTTTGAGGGGTCGCCGGGACTTGTGCCGGCGGCTTGCCGCCTGGTGCTGCAGCGGGTGCCGCTGCCGGCGTCGGCGGTTTGGCGGTTGCAAACGGGTCGGCCTTTGCGTCGCGCTTGGCCAAGGCCTCGAGCGAATAATTCTGCTGCTGCAGGTACGGCGTGTCGCCGCCCTTCACGGGCGGCAGGTTTAATTTTTGCCGGCCTTCGTTCGGTGCCAGAATTCCGTTTTTCACGCCGTCGCCATAAGTCTTGTATTGCGTGGCGGTGTCCATTTTCAAAAGATCGTCGAGCGCAAACTCGGTGCCGTAGCCGGCCGACTCCAGCCCGAGACCGTCGTCGAGCAAACCCTCGATTGCTTCCATGAGGGTCTGCAGACATTGCGAATAATATTGCGAGTTGAGGGCTTCGACGTTGTTGTATTTCGGCGGCGTCGACGCGCCGACCATGTAGGGCGGCACATGGAACACACTGCAGACAGTTTCCGAAGTCCACTGCAGTTGATTGATCAGCTGGCTGTCGACCGCGTTCACGGTCATGCCTTCGTATTTGAGGCCGTCGCCCAGCACCGCGACTTTGCCGGAATTCGCGCCGGTGTAGTTTTGCTCCCAATGTTCTTTCAGTCGTTTGGCGGTATCGTCGGAGATCGTGCCTGGCGCGCTCAGAATGCCGCCAGGGCGCGAGCCATTCTGGAAAAACATGGCCGAGTTATTCTGAATATTGAGGCCCTGCGTGGCCGCCAGGCCGCAAGCCGTGATCGGAGAAACGCCGACCAGCGGGTGGTAAAACGGGATCATGACGTCGTGAATGATTTCCGACGCCGGGATTGTCACCGCGCCGCGCGTCACTTCGGTGGTGTCGACGCCGCCGGCCGAGGTTTGAATGCCGGCCAGCCAGTTGGTCGAAAGCTGGTAATAGACCGATCCGTCCGGTGCAATCAGCACCCGCGTCATGAGCGGGTCGAGGACGTACATGCTGGTGACGACGTTGCGGTTGTCGCGCTCTTTTAAAATATACGCATTACCGTGCAGCAGTTTCGAGGTCACCCATTGTTCAATAAATTTTTGGCGAATTTGATAATGGTTCGGCTTGGAGAGGACCGGCGAAAATGCCGGCACGTCCACGTCTTCCCACACTTCGGTATCTTCATTTTCAGAAACGAGGTTCAAACACAGCTTGCCGATATCGGACGCGATCAAGGTCACGCACGCATAGACCGTCGAGAACGTCAAAACATTGTCGAAACGAATTTCAACGTTGCGCTGCCATGCACCCGGAAAACTTTCGCGAATGATATTGAACCAGCCGCTACCGCCTGGCGTCACTTGTCCCCAGCCGCTCGGCGGCAGCGTCGGGCCTACCGGCGCTTTGGTGACCTGGATTTCGTAACCAAACACCCGCACGCGGCTAATCCTCGGCCCGCATGTCGCGCCGCTTATATTTTCGTTTCAGTGGCTTCGGCGGCACCAGCGGCGCGGCGGTCTGCGTCGACATGGGTTGCTGCGGCGATTTCGGTGTGGCCGGCGGCGGCGGATCCTCCGCTTGCAACGCCCGCGGCTGCAATGTTGGCGGTTGCAGCGGCGCGGGAGCTGCCGGCGGAAGATCCTCCGGACGCGCCCGACCAATGCCGGCCAGGATCATGGCGTCCTGGTCCGACGCCTCGAAGGCGTCGCCAGGGTAATGCGTCTTGCCGGCATAATAGACCTCGACCAACGCCACGACCTTTTTCATGGATGAATGCCCAGCAGTGGCAGCCCGAAGATCAGTGCGACCGCCTGATAGAGGACGATCAGCGCCACGATTATCAGGTAAACTTTTTTGACTTGTTCGGGGACGGTGACGCTCAACCAACTCAAAATCCAAACGATCACCAAGCCGACCAGCACCAGCACGGCCGCAGTAATCGCAATGTTCAACAGACCGAGCAAAATGCGTTCCATGATTTTTCTCCTGTCTGATTGTTGTGTTTGAAAACGGGAGCCGTCTCACCGGAGGGCTTCCGGCAACGGCTCCCGCCCCCAATTCGGTTAAACCCGGGAACAACCCAACCTTGCGTAAGAGCTGAGCGGCTTTGGCTTAACCGGAATACTTTCCGTTACTGATATACGCGACGGCGCCGGGCCGGCGTTTCTGCCAGTTGATCCAGCGTTCGGCGCGCAGGCCGGTCATGTTCATTTGCCACAACGAGACCAGCGTCGTGCTTGAAGTCGGCGGCGCGTCAGGTGCCGAGTCCATTTGTACGCTTGCCTGATTGCTGGCGTCGATCACGGTCTGGCCGTCGTCGGCCAGCATGATTTCGGACGCCTTGGCAAAAATGATCGGCGTGCCGTCTGACGGAGATCCGCCGACGCCGGGAACGTTTTCCGACGCCACGACCGGATAACCCAACAGCGTGCCGCCGTCCGCACCAATCGACGGGTAGATATATTGCCCGAGCGGATTGGTCATGAGCGAGATCGACAAGGCTTGCTGCTGCGTCATGATAAACACGCCGCTCGAGGTCGAAAGATTTGCGGCGAGGAAGGTGTTAAACAACGCCTTCATATCCGCCTTGAATGCGTCGGACGTTGTACCCGACGCCGTGATCGGCGTGACGCCGTTGGTGATCGAAGCCGGCGAAACGTTGGTCACTGCCGCAACGGCCGGGTCGACGAACTGCCGATCCAGGAATTGCGCCATACTGTCCACCATGTCGGTACGCACGACCGCCTCGGCTGACGGATTGGAGAAGCGCACCAGTTCGTCGGTCAACACCACAATGCCGGCGGCCTTGGCCCAGCGCAGTTGAATGGTCGTAAATGCCAACTGCGAAACGGGTTTGGGTTTTTGCTCACCGACCCAACCCATTGAGCTGCCGGCTGT